GCTGTATCTACAACACCATCATCTGTAAATGAAGACGATGATGATGCACTTTCTTATTTCCAGAAACTTGCAGAGGAATAATTAATTTGTTACTCTAGTATTTTCTGTTTTTATTAATCTATTATTGACAAATTGGGATGATCTTTTATAGGTCATCTCATTTTTTATGTCAATTAAAAATTGTTGTAAATATTCTGGTCGAAGAAGATTAATATTTCTTTTGTTGTCATTTAAAATTACTTCATGCTCATAATAACTAACACCTCTCACTGGTTTTATAGTTGTTGTTGCATCGTTTGCGATATCGGGTTTCCTAATCTCAAAATCTTTATCTACATGTTTTCCTTTTGGTAAAATAACAATTCCACGATTGTTTTTGACTTCAGTTGTTTCATAATGCCTAACATTATTAATTTCAGTTAGACCATATTTAGATACTGTATAATCATATAATTCTTTGCTTGATAGTGGCCACTCATTCCGAACATTTGTGATATTTGCTGTAATTAAAACTACCCAATCTAAATTTGACTTACCGTATATATCTCTTGCAATTGTATCTGGTCTCTCACCATCTTCAATTTCATATTTGTTAAAAACTGTGAATACATTTTTTAAGTCATCACGTATTTTCATACGACGGAAAATATTTTTAGCAGACACATAAGTGCTACTTGAAATTCGATTTGAATATGGTGATTGATATAATAAATCTGGTAATTCTCTAAAATATCCCATTAGAATCCTGTACCCTCCAATCCTTGACCATCTTCATAATCTTCAGAGTATATTGGCTCCAACTCTTGGAATGTAAGATCAATTTTTGTATGCACTGGTGCGGTATTATCGTAAGTAGCATATGTTCCTGCACCTGTATGGTTAACCACCATATTGAGTAATGCCATTGGTTTGAACTTATGAAGAAATTCATGTTTTTTTCCACCAGTTTTATATGTCAACTGAAAAACATCTGGCGAACCGATGAAGAGTCCACTACTGTTATCATCCCTCGAACCATTTTTTGCATTTAAACTTTTTTTGAACGCACGAATAATATTTTTAATTACAACACTTTCTTCTTTATCTCTCGGTGCAAAATCAAAATTAAAACTGAATGATCTTAATTGAACTCCATTAAATAATAATTCCATGTTAGGATTCAAGATCGCACCTGATTGTCTTGCTAGAATACCTGTTGCACTTGTTCGACCACCAAGTGCATTGACTGCAGCAGCTGCAAAAACACTGTTCGTAGCATTAATTGTATTTTGATCACCTAGTAATTTACCAATGGCATCTTTTGTACGAGTTGCTCCTGCTGTTATAGCCTCAGCAACATTACCAGACGTAATCATATCACTTGCAATTCCAAGTCCAGCAGCGGCAAAACCGTTCAATCTATCTTCACCCCATGTAACACCATTTGAATCGATAATTGATTCTGGAATCGGAAGGTATATCATCCCAAGAATTTTTTCTTGATTTTTTAATGACTCTGAACTAGTTTGTAATCTTAATGCTTGACCTGATTGACTTTTTTCAAATCCTGGTGCCGAGTATTCTAAAACTTTTATTTCTAGATAATCACTGTCTGTATCAATTCTTTCGACAGGATAACGTAAGTTTTTTTCGAATTGACGATTCCTAGATCTTGCTTTTTGTCTTCTATTTTTTTCTGCCTGTTTTTTTCCCTTTTCACTAATTCCAAATGATCCTGGTGGTAATTTTTTACCAGATGGGATATTAGTTCCATAAGTAGGATCAGATACATTTCTAACAGATGCATTCTTTTGTAGAGATCTAACATACCCAGATGTATATTGACCTTCACCCTCTTTATTAAATAACTGCCCTAAATTACTCATTATCGACCTATTTTTTAACTATTTAGCAACATTTTTCCAAAAGGAAGTTCTTGTACATCTGATAACTCATCAGGATTTATTTCATATAGTTGACCAACCAATTCATTCCATGTATATTGTCGGTACTGTCCCATGTGTAAATTGATTCCACGAAACCCCCATCTGAAAACATCTGTCACTGCGACTAGTGGGTTTTGATCGTACTGTATATTAGGTGTCTTCGGTTGATATACAAATATATAATACTTACCAACGTCAGGGACAGATGTTTGACTACTTCCTAAAGTATCCATCAATTCAATCATGATGTCATCAGCATCTTCCGTGCCTATGAGACCATAAACAACTGATCTTACACGATTTTCTTTGTCATCGGTAGGATAACTATTCATTTCTTAATTCCTAATTCATCCTCAGTCAATACTTTGAACTCCCACATACGATCCTTACAAAATTCCTCTGCTGCTTTCCACTTTGCTTGATTTTTTGCATACTCATAAACTTCATAGATATAACCTTTTGTCTTTCTCTTCTTCATCTTTGGTTCAACTGTCTGCTTCTTTGGTTTTATTTCAATGATGTATCTTTTAATCTTACCGTTTGATTCTTTGACTTTGATATAAAAATCAGGATAATATCGATGTATTTTATTATCAATTGGTGATCGATAGGGTAACATGATCTCTTCACTACCCCACTCAAGTATTTTAGTATGATTATCACAATAGACCATGAACTTTCTTTCCCAAAGTGACCGATAAATTATGTTTGAAGGGTTACCTTTATACTTTCTCGGATTCGATGGTCTATATCTTCCCTTATATGACATCTAAATAGATAGTAAGACAAAATATAAAGTATTTAGATGGTTCGTCCTAAGAAAATAGCTGATATCAAACCAATACTGACAAATGTAGCACAAACATCTCATTATCAGGTGTTTTTTGATGGGTTAAAACCAGATCTTTTTAAATTTCTTGGAACAAAAGGAGTGAATAGAAGATTTATAACAGAAAATGTAGGATTGCTTTGTAATCAAGCATCAATACCTGGTAGTTCATTAGCAACGACTGATATATTTGGTAATTTTACTGGAGTACAGGAAAAATTTGCACATACAAGACAGTTTACTGAACTCTCATTACAATTCTATGTGGATAAGGATTATAAAATGATCAAATTTTTTGAACATTGGATAGATTATATTTCAAATGGATCAGAGAAGTTCTCACCTAATGTCAGAAAAGATAGGGAAGGTTATTTCTATCGCATGAGATATCCTCGTGGAAATTCAGGATATAAATGTGATAAAACAAAGATCGTAAAGTTTAACGTAGATTATAGATCAGAAATAGAGTATACTTTCTTCGGATTGTTTCCTACAAACTTATCATCGACTGCTGTTCAATATGGTAGTAGTGATGTGCTAAGATGTGATGTTGTGTTCAGTTATGAAAGATATATTGCAGGTAAAGAAACAAGTAGTGCTTTTAATAGAAAGAAGAATGAGAATCAAGTAAATCCAAGGGGCTAAACCAAAATCAACTTTTAATTCCAAAAATCGGGCAAAAAAAATCCCGCAAAATTTTTGGTCTGTCAGGATTTCAAAAAAGTGCTATAAATAAAAATACTGAAGTGCTATAAACATTATGCCATTACCAAAAATTGCGACACCGACATATGAGATGGTTTTACCGTCTTCTAATAAAAAAATAAAATATAGACCTTTTTTAGTAAAAGAAGAGAAAATTTTAATAATTGCGATGGAGTCTGAAGATCAGAAACAGATAACCAATGCATTAAAGACTGTGATTAATAATTGTATACTGACAAGAGGAATCAAAGTTGATAAGTTATCAACATTCGATATTGAATATCTTTTCTTAAATATAAGAGGTAAATCAGTTGGTGAAAACGTAGAAGTAGTGATCACATGTCCTGATGATAATGAAACACAAGTTCCTGTGATAATACCCTTGGATGAGATTAAAATTCAAAGAGATCCAAAACATCAAAAAGATATTAAATTAGATAATGATCTAATAATGAGAATGAGATATCCATCTTTGAATGAATTTATAAAAACAAATTTTGATTTTAGTGATGGTGTAGGTGTTGAGGAATCATTTGATTTAGTCATATCATGTATTGATCAAATATACAATCAAGAAGAGTCATGGACTTCATCAGATTGTACAAAAAAAGAAATGGTCGATTTTCTGGAACAGTTGAGTTCAAAGCAATTTAAGGATATTGAACAGTTTTTTGATACTATGCCTAAATTGTCACATAAAATTAAGGTGACTAATCCGAAAACAAAAGTTGAAAACGAAGTTCTTCTAGAAGGGTTATCGTCTTTTTTCGAGTAGGTATGGCTCACACAAGTTTAGAGTCATACTATAAAATCAACTTTGCTTTGGTACAACACCATAAATACTCTTTGACAGAGATAGAAAATATGATTCCATGGGAAAAAGACGTATATGTCGCACTCTTGGAGCAATATATTGAAGAAGAAAATTTAAGACAAAAACAACAAAGTGGCATCTAACATCTCAAAAGATCAGTTTTTTAATATACAGAGTAATCCAAATTTGGATGCTGCAGATACTGGTGTGGATCCATCTACTGGTAGAATACTGTCTAAAAAGGAAAGAATTGCAATTTTTAGAAGAAGGAAGATAAATGCAAAAAAGGTATTTGGAAGATCTGGTTCAATCGTAAAAGTTAATCAACAAAAACCAAATAATATAATGAATGCTTTGGTGGCATCTGTTGCAAATATTCAACAAACTGTACAAAAAATAACTGGATTTATCACAACTGATACTGAAAATGAGGGTCAAGAACGAAGAGAATCACTAAGAGCAGAAAAAATTGAGAATGAGAAAGATCGTAGAAAAAGAAAAGAGGGACTTTTAGAGGGTGTAGGAAAATCAGTTGGTAAAAGTCTTCTAAAACCAGTACAATCGGTAATTAAAAAGGTAAAAGGTGTTTTAGGTCGATTAGGTGACGCATTATTATTCATTTTTGGGGGATTTGTAGCAAATAAAGCACTTCGTATGATTCAGGCAAATATGTCTGGTGATACTGAAACTTTTAAAAAAATGAGAAATGGACTGATTCAAGGAATTGCAGTTCTTGGTGGTATTTTTCTCGTTGCAAGTCGTGGACTCATGTTGATTCCAGATTTAATATTTGGTTCAATTCGTGCTATAAGAAATATTGGAAAAATTGCTAAAACTTTGATTTCTGTCTTTAAAAAAGGTCCGCAAAAAATATTACCAAGATTGGCAACTGCCGTTGGTGGAAAAAATGTTGGTAAATTATTCATGAAAAAGACAGGTAAAGAAGTGTCGGAAAAAGTTGCAAAAGAAGCAACTGAAAAAATAGGTAAACAAGTTGTCAAAAAAACTGCAAAAAATGCTGCTAAAAAAGGTCTAGGAAAAGCACTTGCTAAAAAAATTCCATTACTTGGATTGGGTCTTGGTGCTATTTTTGCTGCTCAAAGAGCCATGGCAGGTGATTTTTCTGGTGCTGCTCTTGAATTGGCTTCTGGTGCTGCATCAACAATTCCTGGTCTTGGAACTGCTGCATCTGTTGGAATTGATGCTGCCTTAATCGCAAAAGATGTTGGTGCCTTTGATAAAAAAGAAACCGTTAATATAGACAAACCACTTTTGAAAAATAATATTACAAAATTAGAAGATCCAAAACCAACAGTGATTGACATGACTCAAAATAAAGTTTCAAACACTCAAGTTAGTCAAGGAGGTCAAAAGTTAGCAACAAATATTCCTAATATATCATCCTCAGATCCTGATAACACTTTTACATTGTATTCTCAGACTCAATATAATATGGTGGTGTAAATGGCAGTTTCAGCAGTACTTAAAATTGGAGCAAAGGTTGCAGCAAAGTCTGCGAGTATATTGAAAGGTGTCACTAAAAGCACTGTAAAAAATGCCAAGATCAAAAAGAGATTTCGTGTCGCAGAAAAGAGATATATGAGAAGACGAAGACTTGAAAAGAAGAGGAGAGAGCAAGAGGCATTATTAGAACAACAAAATACACAAAAAAACACAGAGGGTAAAAAAACTAAAGGTTCAGGAAAAAGTCCTTTAGAGAGATTGATATCACTTGTTCAGGCACTGATATTGGGATTTGTTGTAAATAAATTACCAAAAATCATAGAATCTGTTAAAAAGATAATTAGTACAATTCGTGATGTTTTTGATAAAATAAAGAATTTTTTTAACGGGATTATTGGATTTTTCAAATCAGTGGGTCAGATAGTTGGAAAGGTTTTTGGTTTCATAAAATCAATCGATTTATCAGGTATTTCAGATAATATATCAAATGCATTTGGATCTTTTAATAGTTCACTTAGTGATATGAAAAGTAATTTTGAGTCTGGTGCCCGTGAAATGAGCAGTGTCAATAATTTAGAGGATAAGAGTGGAGAAAAACCAAATAAATTAGATACAAATAATAATTCAAGTGTCAGTGATATGCAAAAAACTATCGACACGAAAACAGAAAATTTTAAAAAAAGTTTAAAAACTATTGAAAAAGAGGCAACAAGTTTTGGTGATAACGAGAGAGTGCAAGCATTTAGAGAGGATATAAAAGATATAAAAGATCCATTTAGAAATACTGTAATACAAACTCTAGATGGTAGGGAATTAAGGCGTGGAGATGAGGGTTTTGAAGATGAATTAGCAAAAGCTAGACAAGCAATGTCGAATATGAATGATTCAGCATCAAATAAGACGTTAAGTCCAGCAATAAATAATACATCATCACAAGACAACTTGAATATAAGTAATATTAATAAACCTAACAAAGTGATAAACACATCTACGATGGTGATGGATCGAAAATCAAGCAATACCATCATGATTGTTGGTAATAATAGTAATCAATCTCAAATGACTCAACAGTCAAATAGTGGAAGCACTATCGTAGTTACACAAAAAAATGATACTCTTAGAGATCATCAAGTATTAGCAGTATCTTAATATGTCAGCATCAGAAGCATCAAGTTTTGAAAAAATATTAATAGAATCAAACGATCAGAAAAGGTCTGTTGATTTAAGAGGTGGTATCGTTTCGATTGATTATTATGAAGATATTCTCTCACCAACCGTAACTGCAAAGGTGAGAGTAATTGATACAGGTAATACAGCTATGGATAAAGAAGGTAAGATTCGAAGAGGTTTATATAGTGGACTTCCACTTAGAGGTGGTGAAAGAATTGAAATAAAAATCAAAGACCAAGGAAAAGCAAATGCAGAAGGTAAAGAAAAACTTGGTCTTGATTTTTCCTCTAATAAGGAAGTCAGTTTATATGTTTCTAGTGTTACTCAAGTTTTAATGGAAACTCAAAGAGAAAGTTTTTTACTTAATTTAGTTTCAAGAGAGGCAATCACAAATGAAACTTCTAGAGTTTATAAAAGGTATGACAGTATAATTAGTGAAACTGTGAAAAAAATTTTAACAGACCCACTAATTGGTTTGAATGTGGATAAATCAAAACTCAATGATATGGTAGAACCAACAAAGGGAACTTATAATTTTTTGGGTAATTTAAGGAAACCATTCTCAGTATTGATTTCTTTGGCATCTAAATCAATACCAAATAAATCAGGGGGTGCGACTGCAGGATATGTATTTTTTCAAACACAAGATGGATTTCAATTTAAATCTATAGATAAATTGATTAGTGAAAAACCAAAAGCAACATATATTTACAAAGAGACTAATGAAAGTTCAATTACAGAAAATAATGATTTCAATATTCTTAAATACACTGTTGATAAAAACCAAGATTTAATTGAAAATTTAAGAATGGGTTCATATTCATTCAAAAGATTAACCTTTAATCCTAACACTTTTCAATTTAAACAAGATATTCATAGTTACACTGAAAAAAATAAGTCATCAAAGAAAGATTCAATGGATCATCTTGGAACAGAAGAATTAAAGTTACCAAAATTATCAGATGATTCAAAGTTAACATTAGATAGAGCACCAACAAGAGTATTAGCACAGATTGTAGACATTGGTGCTACATCAGATATTAGTCAAAAACAAAATTATGAAATTGATAATTATCTGGGGCAAAATATTATGAGATATAATTTGATGAATACACAAAATTTAAGTATGACAATTCCTTGTAATACTGATTTACGTGCTGGTGATGTTATTGAATGTAGATTTCCAAAAATATCAAGAGATGATGGTGGTGAAATATATGATGATGTAACAAGTGGTAATTATATGATAAAGGAATTGTGCCATCACTTTGAAGCAAACAGATCATTTACATCTATGAAATTAATGAGAGACACCTTTGGTTTTTATGGAGATAAATCATGATAGATCAGTCTTTATTCAAAACTAATGTTATAGGTAAAGATGGATTCCGATGGTGGGTTGGTCAAGTGGCACCTGACCAAGTTGGTCTTTGGCAACTTACTTTAGGAAAAAATAATCCAAATGCATGGGGTAATCGTGTAAAAGTTAGAATAATGGGATACCATCCCTTTTCAAAAAAAGAATTACCTGATAAAGATTTACCTTGGGCAAATGTAATGCTTCCCTCAACTGCAGGAACAGGAGCTGCTGCTTTTGGTCAATCAGTTAAGTTAAGACCAGGTGATGTTGTCATTGGATTCTTTCTTGATGGAGAAGAGGCTCAACAACCAGTAATACTAGGTTCATTTGGACGTACAAAGAATTTTATAGGGGGATTGCCAAATGATTCTCTTGGTTTTGAACCATTTTCTGGATACTCACAAAGTATACAACCACCAAGTGGTACTTTAGATCGTGGAGAGGCAAATGATGCTAATATTGATTCTTTAAAATCACCAAGAACCACTGATGGTCAAACAATTAAGAAGATAAATCAAAATAAAAAGGATGGAGAACCATTAGAAATTTCTGTGTCATCAACATTTGGAAAAACAGAAATAGTTGCTGATTCTTGTGAAGATAATTTTATCGGAAATGTATCTTCGACTTTAGATAATTTGTTAAATGGTTTAGGAGAGTCAACTAATTTCTTGTCTGATGTTGCGATTGTCACAAGTAAAATACAGTCATTATCCAATAATGCTGTCTCAACAATGATGGAATCTACATATTCAAGGTTAATTCCAGAGATACAAGGTGGATTAGATGCACTGTACACTCGAACTTACGGTAAAGTATTTGCAGCAACTGGAAATAGTGGTCTTGCAAAATTAGCTGGTATTGAAGCACAAAAATCACAAGTTTCGAGAGTTGCTACACTTCAAGATGCTGTTAATTGTTTGCCAGGTAAGATTGTAAATGGATTAGGAAAAACAATTCGAGGAATGATTGAATCTGCAGTTTTTGAAGTGGTAGATACTGGAACATGTATTACAGAACAACTTGCTGGATCTTTATTAAATGGAATTACAAATGATATATCAGATGCTCTTGATGCACCACTTCAATCATTAAATCAAGTTATACCTAAAAGTTTTAAAGTTCAAGATTTTATTCGAAGTTCATCTGATACCTTCAAATCTATTGGTGGTTTGTTTGGATGTAACCAGAGTAATAATCAGTGTGTAGGTAAAATTAAAAAATTCTCTATTGGTTATGGTCCTGCTAGATCATTTGATTTACAAGATACCTATGATAATGTTCTCAAAAATATGAATATCGCAGATACACTTGGTGCTGATAGTGGTCCTATCACAAAACCAGACTGTGCAACCAGAACTTTTTGTGGTCCTCCAACTGTTAGTTTCTTTGGTGGTGATGGTGTCGGTGGTTTAGGTCGAGTAATATTAGGTGGTATTGTAGATAACACTGAGGGATTGTCTGATGTGACTGCAGATGTGAGTCGAACTGCAAGTATAATTGGTGTAGAGATTACAGATCCAGGTTCAACTTATTTTACAACTCCTCCTGTCGTCAGTTTTGAAGATCCATGTAGACAAGGATATGGTGCAGTTGGTAGAGCAATTGTTGATTATGATCCAAATTCGAATACTTATGGTCAAATTATTGGGGTTGATATGATTTCTGATGGTGAAAATTATCCAAGTTCAAGCACTGATGAGGTAATTAATTCTGAAGATGTGCCAGTAGGTGTAATTGAAACAAAAATAACAGATGGTGGTAGTGATTATGGTGATGATACAACAGCCAGTGATGGAAATACTGATTATAATTTAATAATTGATAACGGTAAAATTATATCAGCTACCCCGATAAATAATATTAATATTACTGAAATACCTAAAATTATAGTGTCTTCATCAACTGGAACAGGTGCATTGATAAAACCAATTATTGGTAGATTACCACTTACACCACAAGGGGAAATTATTCAGGTTATAGATTGTGTAGGACCTGAAACCAATCAAATCGTAGGTTATGTTAATGGTAAACCATATTACGGTCCTTATCATTTACATCCTACAACAGGAGTCAAAATGGTTGGTGCTGTACACACTTCAACTCAACATGACATTATATATGATACTCCAGAACAAAGTTTCTCCACAAATCAAGTAAGTGTTGCTTCAACTGCAACTCAAACTCAGATTACGAGTCAACCCACTGTAACTTCTACTGAAACTATGTCAAATAATAATATACAAAATCCACCAAGCACTCCACCACCAAGTGCTCCACCTTCAGGTGGTGGATATGGAGGAGGTTACTAATGGCAGAAAAAAATTGGGCAGCAAGAGATATTGATAGTAGAGGTCCGAAGTTTCGTATCGATACAAATAATCCACAGATGGGATCTGATGGTTCAAATGTATATTTGATGTATGCTGTAACTGATAACAAAGAAACTCAATTTCAGGCACTTAGTGAATCGGGTGTTTTTCGTCTTCATAATGAAAGAACAATTGAAATAATAGCTGGACCTAAAAATACTCAGAGTGATGTTGGTGTTAAAATTTTGTCTGACAAAGGAGACATTACAATAACTGTAAATAACGGAGATGTTAGGATAAAGGGTGGTAATATTGTGGTACAGGCAGATGAGGATATTGATTTCAAGGCAGGTAGAAATATAACTTTAAATGCAGCATCAAAAATTTTACTTAAAGGTATTAAAGTTGAAGTAACTGGACTTATTGGTAATTTGATTGAGAAAACACTTGGTAGTTTTCTACAAAGATCTTTTAAAGGTAGTTATGTAGGACAAGATTACCTCAGTAATCCTCCTGTTGGTGATAAATTTTTATCTAAACCAGTTGTCTCTGGTATTGGAGATCAAGTGGAATCTTTGAAATCAAAAGCTACTGATTTACAAAGCACTGCCAGTGAAATTTTTAAATCTCTAGATTCAGGAGAATAATATGTCAAATATATCTGTAACTGGTAACGAAGCACAATTTAATGAAAAGGTAACCTTTCTTAAAGATGTTATTATACAAGGAACTGTTTTTGTTCCCCAGATTTCAGGTGAGACAACTTTTCTAAACAGAGTTAATTTTTCCCAAGATATAACTTTCCCTGAACAAGAAGTTTTTGATAAATTTACAGTTGGAGCAGGGGGCACATTATTTTTTGCTGATACAAGATTAGATGGTGGCCGAGTTGGTATCGGAAGTTCAAATCCTGAAGCTTTATTAGATGTATATGGTAAGGCAAAAATACTTGATTTAGATTTAAGAAATCTTTTAGTCACAGGTATATCAACATTCCAAGAAGATATTTTTACTGGGGCTGGATCTACTATTGGAATTAGCTCTGACGTATTTTTCAATAATAACGTTAATGCTGTATTTGGAAATGATAACGATTTATATATTTTCAGTCATTTAGGTAATGCATATGTTGAAGGAAGGTCAAGTAATTTAAATTTAAGAGTTAATGCAGGACGGCAAATAAGTCTTCGAGCAGCATTAGGAGCTTTTGGAGAACCTGATGATGAAGTTTTAGCTAATTTTATCCCAAACAGTAAAGTCGAATTATTTTTTGATGGGAATCCTAAATTTGAGACCACTGGTACTGGTGTTTCGGTTTTAGGTGATCTTATAGTTCCTGATGTTGGGATACGAACATCACGGGTTGGTCTTGGGACAACAAATCCAATTGGTATGCATTCTGTTGATGATGGAAATGGTGTTCTACCATCATTAGGTGGAACAGGAAATGGAGCATTAAGATTAACCGTTGATGGAAGTATATCTATTTCAAGAAATATATATGACTCTGCTGGTTCACCAGGATTTAATGGATATTTTCTACAACGTGATGGTGATGGTATTCGTTGGTCAGCATTTGAACCAGAAGAAACTCAAGGTATTCGAATACAGGATGAAGGTGTATTCATACCGAATGCTGGAGCAGCAAAAACATATAGTATTGTTAACTTCGCATCAGTAAACAGTTTTGGTCAAGGAACTGACACAATAGAGGCAGTAGATGGTGTTGGTGCTGGATTGGCAACAGTTTTCACATCTGATTTTTGGGGTTTTAAAACTAGAAATGCTACTGATAGTTCAATCTATAGGATGAGTAAAGTAGGTATTGGAACTACTGATCCAAGTACAGTATTTCAAGTAAATTCAAATGGTCGTGTTTTTGCTGTAACAAATTTAGGAAAAGTTGGTATTGGAATAACAAATCCTGGTGCACAATTAGATGTTTTTGGCAAGACACATTTAGATGATTTATTTGTCACTGGAATATCTACATTTACTGGAGTAACTACGTTTACAAATGATGTTCAGTTTCAAGGAGATAATCAAACTATATTTTTTGATAAATCTGAGAATACTTTAGAATTTCCTACTGAAACTAAGTTGATTTTTGGACCACCTGGTTCAACAGCAACAATGGAGATGTTTTATGATGAAGGTAATTTTATTACTGGCACAAATAGTAATGATATAAACATAGCAACTGACGGAACTGTTTATATTCGAGCTCTAGGTTCTACTGATCCAATGATTGAGGCGGTTAGTGGTGGATCAGTTAAACTTTTCCATTCAACGACAGAAACATTAAGAACACTTGGAACTGGTATTACAGTTTTTGGCAATATACAATCAGAAACTTTAAATGTGCATCGAGGATCTGATTTAGTTGGTGTTACAACTCAGAGAAGTCTATTAGATGCCACTCATTTAAATGTATCTGGGGTATCCACATTCGTTGGAATTACAACTCAACAAAGTAGTTTATTTGCAAATAGATTTAGTGTTGCTGGTCTTTCGACATTTTCTCAAGATGTTGATATAAATGCAAGTGTTGATATTGAAGTAGACTTAACTGTTAACCAACTTTCAACATTTAATGGAAATATTGATGCAAATGCTAATTTAGATGTAGATGGTCAAACAGATTTAGATATTTTAAATGTAGCAGAGAACGCTACATTCTCTGATGATGTAACCTTCACTGGTGCAAGCTACAATATGGTCTGGGATCAATCAGACAATGCTTTAGAGTTTGCTGATAATGCAAAATTGAAAATAGGAGATGATGGAGATTTACAACTATATCATAATGCTCTTAATTCTTGGATAGTAGATCAAGGCACTGGTCAGTTAGTGATCGGGTCGAATGGTGAAAAAATAAGGTTGGCAAAAGGTCTTGGTGCAGAATCACTAGCAGAATTTTTTGTTGATGGACCAGTAGATTTATACTATGATGATGAAAAACGTTTTGCCACATCTGGAATCGGTGCCACAGTATTCGGACATTTAGATATTACAACAGACTTAAATGTAACAGGATTTTCCACGTTTGGTAACGATGTTAAATTTACTGGACAAAATTATGATGTTTTCTGGGATAAGTCGGAAAACGCACTTGAATTTTCTGATAATGCAAAAATAAAGTTTGGTGAAGATTTAGATATATATTCGTCTGGTTCTGATTCTTATATAATTTCTAATCAAGGTGATTTATTCATACAACAGACGGATTCAACAAAGGATATTAATATCCAAGGAGCAAATGGAACAGATAGTATTGTTGTTGATGGTGCTGGAACTAACAATGTTCAATTATTCTCTTCAGGAAATGTAAAATTAACAACAAATGATGATGGTATTGACGTAACAGGACATGTTGAAACAGATACTCTTCAAGTAAGTGGTTTATCCACATTTACTGGAGATGTAGATGCTAATGCTAATGTAAGCATTGCTGGTACTGCAACCATCACTCAAGACTTAGATGTAGATGGTCGTTCCGAATTAGATATTACTAATATTTCTGAGACATTAAATGTTGTTGGTGTCTCGACGTTCCAAGGAACAGTAGATTTAGATAGCACTGTAAAAGATCAAAATGATGATATTGGAACTACAGTTTCATCAACATTATCTAATACTATAACAGATGCAACATATAATGCAGCGAATGGTTTATTGCAAATTACAATTGCTGGACATGGATTTTCAAACGGTGATTCGATACAGATTCCTGATAATACTCTCACTTTTTCTTGTAATTATGGTAATGGTGGAACTCAAACATATCCAAGAGGAAAAGATCCTGCAAGTGGAAGATGGTTAGTTATTTCTAATAAAACTGATGATACATTTGAAGTAAATGTTGGTGATGGTGGACTTGCCTCTGGCAATTCACATACGTTCATTACAGCATCTAATGGTGTATATCATTCATCAGGTCAATATGTTAAAAGTGATTATCGATTGGCATCAGTTGGTGCTGGTGTTTCATGGAGACCTTCTGGTGTTCAAACAAAGAGAACTATATGGGTTTCTAAGAGTGGATCTGATAGTAATAGTGGATTACTTGAAGGTGATGCCAAGGCGACGATTGGTGCAGCAGCTTCAATCGCAGTTGAAACAGATACGATTAAAATTAGACCAGGTTTGTACATTGAAGATAATCCAATTGGTTTAAGAACTGATGTTTCAATTACAGGTGAAGATCTTCGATTGGTGACTGTACAGTCAAAAAATAAGGACAAGGATGTCTTCCATGTGAGAAGAGGATGTTTAATAGAAAACCTTAACTTTGGTGGATCAAATGTTGGAGTTTCTCATGCAGGGGCAGCATGTGTTGCATTTCCACCAACTCAAGCAAGTGTAAACGCTGGAAAAGATTTTCAGGCAGTTACTGGATATACAGAATTTGGACCTGCAACTGAAGGACCAAGTGGTAGATGGAGGTCACCATATGTAAGAAACTGTACTAACTTTATGACTGATAGTATTGGATTAAAAGTTGATGGTGATAATGCAACTGCTTCGACAGTTGGTGGTGATTTGAAATCTATGGTGGTAGACTCTTATACACAATACAATGAAAATGGAATAGGTGTTTCTCTTACAAATAATGGATATGCTCAGTTAGTTTCAATATTTACAATTAGTTGTGATATTGGAATATTTGCATCAAGTGGTGCACAGTGTGATTTAACAAACTCAAACTCTTCATTTGGTAATTTTGGTTTGGTTGCTGTTGGTTTAGGTTCAACACAATTTACTGGAATTGTAAGTAATACAGATCCTACTGGAAATATAATTGCGAGCACAAATGCTGAAGGGCAGGATACTGTTGTATGTGCTGATGTTTTTGATTTAAATGGTGTATCTAGAAGACCTTTTGATGGTCAAGCATTATTCTTCAGAATAGATCTTGATAATTATCCAGATGTAAATACCACAGGTGTCACTACTGGGATTGATGCAGATGGAAGAATTACAGCACCACTTCAACAGTTAGAATCAGTTAATTTGATTGCGACAGGAAATGATTTGTCAGGATTTAGTGCGATTGATCCACCGAGTGTACTAATACGTGATGCTGATGGTGAAGTGGAACCAAAAGGTCCTCAAGGTGTTATTGCAGAAGCAACTGCAGACATAGATGCGAGAGGATTTCTTGTTGGCGTAAATGTAATTGCACAGGGTAGGAATTATCTTTCTGGTCAAAATATTATTGTTGATATTGAAGGTAATACTGGACTTGCAACTGCTGTTATGAGTCCAATATTCTTCACAGTTGAATCTGCTACTGAAAATTATATTGCATCAGGTGCTCATAATTACGTAGGTGGGACAGCAAGTAATGCAGTTCAGTCTGGTGGTGACTATACACATACATTTGTATCTGCTGTGCCAAATGGTGTTACAAGTAATGTCGGTAACTTACCAAATGCAATTACAAATGCAGTATATACACCTAGCACAGGAGAACTTGTCATTACATCTAGTTCTCATAATTTAACAGCATCTAATACGGTTACGATTGCGGATAACGCATTAAAATTTACTTGTGCAATGGATAATAATGCCACTGAACATAGTTATCCGAGGTCTACTGACCCTGCATCAGGACAAACTCTTGCAATTACAAATCCAACTACAAATACATTTACAGTTAATGTTGGGGCATCACCAATAGTTAATCATGATGTAACGAATGCAAGTTACGAAAATAATACGGGTGTGTTGGTTTTAACAATTGGATCTAATACATTGACTCAAGACACAAGTATTAAGATTGCAAACGGATCATTAACTTTTACATGTGCAAAAGATAATTTTTCATCTCAACATTCATATCCTCGTCCCAGTGATCCTTTTTATGATACTGCAATTAATATTGATTCAAGAACAAATAATACTATCACAGTAAATGTTGGAGCAAATAGAGAACCAGCAGGAATAACTACCATAACATTTAATGAATTTATTCCATATGAACTATTCCCAGACGATCCCTTTTCTCTACAAAGAATCAGTCGTATTCTAACAAGTTCTCACTCATTTGAATATGTTGGTGCTGGTACAGACATAAATATATCGACACCCCTACAAGGTGCAATTCCGATAAAGGCAAATGAAATCGTAGCTAAAGATGGAGCACAAATTCCATTTACATCTACAGATCAGCAAGGTAATTTTGATATTGGTCAGGGTTTACAAATTAACCAAACAACTTCAAGTATTTCTGGAAGAGACTTTAGCAGATCAATTCAAGCACAAGTCACACCGTTAATATTAGCACTAAGATAATATGGCAATAGCACCACTAAATAAATTTTTGACAATTGCTGTTCCAGTCGCACCTGGTCAACAGGATATTTACAAAGCTCCTGTTGGAACATCTGCGATTGTGCTATATGCACAAGTATCTAATGTTGGAGTAAATACAACTCCTAGTGTTACCTTCACTCATCGTCGAGTAAGTGTTGCAACAAGAACTATAGGGAATGTAAGAAATAATCGTATTATAAAAGATGGAGAAATTCCACCAAATGATGCTTTAGTTTTAATAGATGGTAGATTAGTTTTAGAAAGGACAGCATTAATATCTGATTCATTAATTATAAGTGGTAATCAATCAGGAATCACGACAATAAATGATGTCACCTACACCAGTAATACAGGATTAACAACCGTTACGACTTTAGATCCTCATGGATTTAGTGTAGATGATCAAATTACGATGGCAGGAATTGCATTCACATGTCCATCGACTGCAGGTATAACAAGTTCAATATTCCCAGCTCCTCAAGCGGCATTTACAATTGATAGAATCATAGATAACAAATCTTTTGAGACAAACACAGGAATAGTTAATAGTTTACCACATACTTTTAGACCATCTTTTCATAGATTTGTTCGATCAAATGCCAATGCAATGACAGTTGTTGTGGATTCAAATGGTGCTGCAACCGCAGGTGACACATTAACACCTACCAAAGGAACTAATTATGATGCTGTCACAGGTATACTTTCAGTGACTACAGCAGCACCGCATAATTTAGGAACAAATGACACTATTAGATTTACAAATAATTCTATATTTTTTACATGTTCACAAGACAATTATTTAAAAGAGCAATCATATCCTAGACCAACAGATCCTGCAAATAATAGTACTACCGTTGGTGTTACAACTTTTACAGGAAATAATCTAATTTTCGCAGTAAATGTTGGAGTCACGACTACGGGTGGATTAGTCGGACCTTTACAAATGGAATTTATTTGTAGCATCTTGGAGAATAGTACCTCATAATCATGCCAAAGTATTTAAGTGGCAGAGTCAAAAGAACTCCGCAAGGATCATTAACGACAGATAGATATCAGTTCCTTGGGTTAGAACAGACAGAACCTAATATAGGTGATCCTCCCGAATTTGATCCCCTACCGTCTGGTACGCAATATCAGATTGTTTCTTTTATTGAGAGACCAGGTGAAAGATTTTGGGTTCCTGTTGGTGGTGGTATAATTCCAGGTTCTCTTACGTTTAGAGATGAAGGTTTAATTGTTCCAAGAACTAATGCCAATCCTAATTTAGGTATTAATAGTATTACAGACGTTGATTTTGTAGGAGCTGCGGTAAGTGTTCTTGGTTATATTAATCCAGATGGGTCAGCTGGTACTGCTATAACTGTTACCGTTTCTGCACCAGGTGAAAATCATGGAGTTATATTTAATAATGATGGTGAATTTGCAACATCACCTTATTTTACTTTTGATAATAGTATAGGTATTGGTTCAGTTGGTATCGGCACTTCAAATCCCACTCAAAATTTACATGTCGTTGGAAATGTTAAGTTAGATAAAACAATATATGGTGAAGATAATCAACCAGGAAATCCAGGTGATTTATTAATTAAAACTGCTACAGGTGGTGTTAGATGGATCGATAATAATAGTGTTGAAACTGGTGCTGCTGGAACATTTACTCAAGTTCAATTCCATGATGCAACAGGATTACTTGGGGGTGCTCCTAATTTTGTTTTTGATTTTACAAACAATCGTATAGGTATTGGATCAACACAACCTGATAGATTATTAGATGTTCTAGGTGAATCTAGGTTTACAGGTATTGCAACATTTGTTGATGATGTGGTATTTGAGAAAAATGTGTCAATCGCAGGGACATTAACTTATGAAGATGTAACTAACGTTGATGCAATAGGAATTATAACTGCAAGATCAGGTATTGATATTGATAGTGCTGGATTAAATGTAGATGCTGGTATATCAACTTTTAATGATGATGTTAAATTTATCACTAATAATGGCAATAACATACTTTTTGATAAGTCACTGAATAAGTTAACATTTGGTGACGATGTTCAAGCCATGTTTGGTGAGGGTGAAGATTTAAAAATATATCATTCCTCAGATCAGAGTTATATTCAAGATACTGGACAAGGTAATTTAAATCTTGATACAAATGGATTTTCCATCAAATTGACATCTGATAATTCTAAGACAATGCTTCGAGCAAAGAAAAATCAAGGTGTGGAATTATATTGGAATAATTCAAAGAGATTGGAAACATCAGGTGTTGGTGTAACAATTTTCGGAAAATTAGATACCACTAATCTAAGTGTCACTGGTTTCTCTACATTTACTAATAATATAGATGCAAATGGTGATTTAGACGTAGATGGAATTGCAAATCTTGATGATGTAGATATTGATGGAGATTTAGATGTAGATGGTCATACAGAATTAGATGATTTAAATGTATCTGGTATTACTACACTTAGTGGTAACGCAGAATTTAAAGGTAGTCTAACAACATTTGAAGGTACAGGCACAGGTGCAGGAAATGGTGGCACACCATTTGCGATTTGGGCGAAAGCAAATAACTACTTATGGTTCTCTGATGACACAAGAATCCTAATGGGATTTAGTCAGACTTTAGAAATCAAGAGTAGTGGTAGTGAGTCGATAATTAGAGATACAAGAGCAGGTGTAGCTGGTACTTTAGCAATTGGAGCAGACAAGTTAATTCTTAGAAATAAGGATGGTAATGAACCATATCTTGAAGCAAATGATAATGGATCAGTTAAATTATATCATGATTTTTTACCTAGATTTGAAACATCTGGACTAGGTGTCACTGTATATGGAACTGGAACAGATTCAACAATAGATTTATCAACTAATGATAATACAGTAAGAGGAAAAATATTTGCTGATAATAGTGATAATATTGGATTTAAAGATAAGGGTGGAGATTGGAATGTAAAATGTTTAGATGATGCCGCTGTTGAATTGTACTATAACACTACGAAGAGAATCGAAACTCTTGTGGATGGTGGAAAGGTAACAGGTAATTTAGAAATAACTGAAAAAGTTGGTATTGGAACCAACAATCCCGTCAGACCTCTTCACATACTCGATACAGATTGTCGAATTAGATTAGAAGATGCTGGATTTGCTACAGATGTTGAACTTCAAAATGTAAGTGGTGATGCTGTTCTAACAACTAACGGAGCAAGTAATTTAAGACTTCAAACAGATAACCAAGAAAGACTTCGCATCACATCAACTGGTAGAGTTGGTATCGGCACAGAAAATCCAAATGCAAAATTAGATGTCAATGTTGGTTCATCTGTAACTGCTTTCAATGTTGAAGGTACTGAAGGACAATTATTCTCAGTCACGAATAACTTATCATCAGGTTCGATATTCGCAGTTAATGATATTAGTGGAACACCAAGTATAAATGTTGATGCAGATGGAACAATTCAATTAGCACCATTTCTTGCAAATGATAAGATTGGTATTGGAACTACCAATCCACAGTCAAAATTAGATGTTTCTGGTGATACACGTTTAGGTGATTTATTTGTCACTGGAATATCTACATTTAGTGGTGCTGTTGGAATAGCAGATTCAATATTTCATGTTGGAGATACAGATACTCAAATAAATTTTGGCACTAATGAAATAAAATTTGATACTGCTGGTAATGAACGAGTTCGCATTGACTCAACGGGAGATTTATTACCAGGTGACAATGAACAACAGGATTTAGGTGGAGGAACATTAAGGTGGAATACTCTTTATGTAAAAGATATAAATGCGTCTGGTGGTAGTATTGTTGTTGATAATTATGAAACTAATAATTTAAAAGTATCTGGATTGTCAACTTTTGTAGGATTTGCAGAATTTCAGGGAAGTGTTTCAATTGCAGGAACATTAACCTATGAAGATGTCACAAATATAGACGCGATAGGAATTGTAACTGCAAGGTCTGGTATTGATATAACAAGTGGTGGTTTAAATGTGGTTGGAATTACCACAGTTGATGATTTAGATGTAAATGGAGATTTAGACGTAGATGGTCACACTGAATTAGATAATGTTAACATTTCTGGTATTACCACAGTTAATGATTTAGATGTAAATGGAGATTTAGATGTAGATGGTCATACAGAATTAGATAATTTAAATGTCGCTGGTGTCTCAACATTCAATGATGATGTAGATTTCATAGGTGTTCCAGTTGGTTCTGCACAAACCAGCATACAGTTTCATAAGGGTAATGGAACTAATCAAAATTTAGATGCTCTTCGTCTTTATGAAAGTACAAAACTTAATGTAGGTGCAGGTGCTACAGGTGGATTTGTAATGCAGGGTAACTATAATGGTGCTGGCCCGACATATAATTCATATATACTGACTCGTGGAGATAATTTCTTCATTGATGGTGGTCAAAGCACTGCTATAAAAATAAGAACACAATTTGCAAGAGATGCGATTATCGCAAATTCTGATAATGGTGGTTCTGGTACAGTTGAATTGTATCATTCATCTGGTGGTACAGCAACTAAGAGATTGGAAACATCTGGAGTTGGAGTCACTGTTTATGATCAATTAGATACTACTCATTTGAATGTATCTGGAGTATCAACATTCTCTGATAATGTTTTTGTAGGAACAGGTGCAACTGTTGGATTTGGAACAACGGTATTTTTTGCAACGGGAAGCACTGGTATAAGATTTGCTCCAGAGGGTGGTGTTATTAGTTGGGCTCATGGTCCGACACATGGTACAAATGTAACATCATTTGGTTATGTTTTAGATTCTGCTTTTGATTATTTGGATGATGTTTTTTGGATATTAGATCAATCATCAAGATTCCAAATTAGTAGTTCTGGAGTTATACAGTTAGGAAGTGAATCTGGTGCAGGTGTATGGTTACGAGCAGACAGCACATCAACAAGACTCTATCATAGTGGGCATTATACTAGTCTTGCTTCAGATATCAGATTAGAAACATCTGGATTAGGTGTCACTGTATATGGAACAGTTGATGCCACTCAATTAAACGCATCTGGAATTATCACTTCAACAGGAGCAGATATAAACGGAGATTTAGATGTAGATGGTCGTTCTGAATTAGATATTACTAATATTTCTGAAACATTAAATGTTTCTGGCATCTCAACATTTGAAGATAATGTTAAGATTCTAGGTGCTTTGGAAATTCAAAGTGTTGCACCTACATTAGTTTTTAATGACACTACTGGAACTCCTGATTACAAAATAAGAAAACAGGATGGCAACTTCATAATTATGGAGACGACCCAGACTAATGACACAGAATATAGGTTAAGTATAAGAAATGGTGGTCTTGTCGATATTCCTGGTGATTTAAATGTAGATGGTAATGTATCAATCGGTGGTACATTAACATATGAAGATGTTACTAACGTAGATGCGATAGGATTAGTCACTGCAAGAAATGGAATTCATGTTATTTCACAAGGAATTGTTGTAAATGGATCATCAAATAATTCTGCATCAACAAATGCAAATGATGTTGTCGTTGGAACTATAAATGATGTTAATACAGGAATATCAATATTAGGTAATGCCTCAACTGGTGTTGGAAGAATCATGTTCTCTGATGGAGTTGGTTCTTTTAATCAAGGTTCTATTGAATATCGACATGCTGACGATAGTATGCGTTTTTCAACAGCAACACAAGAGGATAGATTAACACTTCTAGGAAATGGTAAAGTTGGTATCGGAACTGATGATCTGTTGACAAAACTTGATGTTCTAGAGCAAAGCACTGACACATATGGTGATGGGGTTGCCAGATTTAGATATATTGATACTGATGATACAGGCGGTGGTTCTCCAGATCTTCACTTTGAGGCTAAATTTAAACCAGGACATTCATATTTTAAATCTTTTGTTTCAGCTGGTAGCACAGACTTCTTAATTGTTGATGCTGATAATAACTCTAACAGACCATCTTTTGCTGTAGAAGGTGCTGGTGGAACTAACAAAATTCTTACTGCAATGTCTGCTGGTAATATTGGTATTGGAAGTGCAAATCCAGCATATACTTTAGATTTTGGTGAATCATCATCTACCATTCGTCTTGTGAGTGAGAACGACGGAACAGCAATACGTGTGGGTTCTGGTGGTGGTGCTAATGATGTTACTTTGTTAAGAGTTGATGGTGCGACTCCTAACCATGATGGAGAAAGTAATGATGGTGCCAATGGATTTTCGATCAAATACATGGGTTCAAGGACTAATAATGATAATAGTCTTTCAATCTTTGGAGATCAAGGGACAGGAAGTCCACAAGTTGAAGCAGTCACAATTCTTCAGGATGGTAAAGTTGGAATTGCAAGTGCGATACCAGCGGCAAAATTAGATGTTCGAGGAGATATTAATTTCCAAAATAATATGTTGATCTCTAATAATGGTGGTACCAGCAATATAGATCATATTTGGCATGATGATAATTCAAATTATGGAACAGGTGGAACTTGGAATTTTGTTTCTGATGGAACAGCAAAACAAGTAGGAAATTCCTCAATCCAAATTGGTTTCTTAAAATCTTCTGGTGGTGGACATTTACTTGGAAATGTTGGAGTCGGAACCACTAGTCCTTACTACAAGTTTCAAGTTAATTTTAATAATGCAAATACCTCACTTAGTGGTGGGGGTGGTGGTAATTGGGGTGGAAATGGTATAAGAATTGAAAACGATAATACTACAACTGGTGCCATGGCACTGGCTCATTTTAGAGTACATGATGCTGACTGGCATATTGGAAACAAGTATGTCTCAGCTAATACTTCAGATTTTGTTTTCAATCATGAAGGTTCTGAAAAACTTCGCATCGACTCAAATGGTCGATTTGGATTTGGAACAGGAAGTGGTATTGATGAAAGAGGTCATGTACAGGTTAGTAGTGGAAATTGTAGAATAAAACTTGAAACAGGTAGTACAGATGTAGCTGGTTTAGTTCTTCAAACTTCAGCAATAAGATTTGATGTTCAAGCACAAAATAATTTCTTCCAAATATATGATAATACAGCAAGTGCAGAAAGACTTCGCATCAACTCTAGTGGTGATTTTTTACCTGGTGGTGCTTCACAAGATCTTGGATCCTCTACTAACAAATGGGACGTAGTATATGCCAATGAGTTTGTTGGTGAAATTAATACAATTCAAGAAAATTTAGTTACAGGTAATTTATTTGTAACTGGAATTAGTACTTTCGTTGGTGTCGCAACATTTCATACGATTGGAATTGGAACAGATCCTTCATTATTTCTAGCAGATGATTTAGTTGTTGGTGATGGTCAGGGTAGTCGTGGATTAACTATTAATAGTGATGGAACAACAGGTCGCATTTTGTTTGCTGACGGATCAACTGGTGATGATCGAAAGAGAGGTGAAATAACTTATGATCATTCAAGTGACAGTTTAAATTTTTACACTAATGCATTTGGTACACCGAGAATCTCAATTAAACAAGGTGGTAATGTAGAAATTGATAGAAATTTAGATGTAGATGGTCATACAGAATTGGATAGTTTAAATGTATCTGGTATTTCAACATTTGAAGAGGCAAGATTCGCAGATGATAAGAAACTTAAGTTTGGAAATGATATTGATTTACAGATTTATCATTTCAGTGCTACTAATAACAACTTTATTTCAGCAGCAAATAATGCTGATTTAACTATCTCTGCTAGAGAAGTAGAGTTGATGAATCAAAACCATTCATCATACTACTTTAAAGGTGCTGAAACTGGGTCAATTGTATATCATAATAATGCAGAAAGACTTACCACGACAAGTGATGGAGTTATCGTAACGGGAATCATAACTGCTTCAAGTGCTAATTTTATTGGTAATGTTTCGATTGGTGGTACATTAACTTATGAAGATGTTACTAACGTTGATGCGATTGGTCTTGTTACTGCAAGAAATGGAATCCATGTACTTGCAAATGGTATAGATGTTGTAGGAGTATCTACATTTGATGATAAGGTTGGCATTGGAAACACAGTTCCAAATGCAACACTTGAAGTTAATGGTCCGATAAAAACAAACGCAGGATCTTATACTTCTCCACATCCTAGTGGTGACACCTTATCTGATGCAGCTTTAGTGATACCTCCTAATTCGGGAATCTATGTTGAGCATCCTGTCTCTAATTTAGGAAGATATACAAGAAATCTTATTAAAAATGAAAATGCTGTAATTGAAATCGGTACAGAGGGTACTGGATATATTAATGAAGTTAGAGTTTTACCAGGTACTTCAGGATTCTTTAGTGTATACAACAATGCTGATGAAGCATTCCGTGTTGATAGTAATGGTAGAGTCGGTATTGGAAGTGAAAATCCAGCATATACTTTAGATTTTGGTGAATCAGCCTCAACTATACGTCTTAATGGTGGTGGTAACGGAACAGCAATACGTATGGGTGCTGGTGGTTCTGGTAATGATTTTACTTTAATTCGAGTTGATGGTGCAACTGACGATCATGATGGGGAATCGAATGATTCAAATTATGGATTCTCATTGAAATACATGGGATCAAGAACTGGAAATAATAATAGTTTTTCACTTTTCGCAGATAATTCAGAGGGAACTCAATTTGAGGCAATCACAGTTCTTCAGGACGGTAAAGTTGGAGTTAAAGCTACATCACCTTCATATGAATTAGAAGTTAATGGAACTGTTGCAGCAACTAATTTTGATTCATTATCAGATCGTAGATATAAAACAAATATTCAAGTCATTGAAAATCCAATTGAAAAGATAATGAAAATTGATGGTGTTTCATTTAATTGGAAAGAAACAAATCAACCATCACTTGGTGTGATTGCAGATAATGTTCTGGAGGTATTACCAGAGATTGTCAGTGGTGAGGATACTAAATCGGTTAATTATAATGGACTGATTGGATTATTAATTGAGACTGTTAAAGATCAACAAAAACAAATTGACGAATTGAGAGGTCTTCTTGATAAATAAAAGAAATTACCCAGTGGAAACACGAAGACGGTAGAAAATGGCAATTAAAATATCAGGCTCAACTATTATTGATGATAGTAGAGTTATACTAAATTCAGATAAAATAGGAATTGGAATCACATCACCAGATCGTGATTTGGATATTCTCTCAAACGTTGCTCTTGTTTCAGATTTTCCATCAGCTGGTATAGGTATAAGTGCTAATACTACCTTAACTTCTAATACTCCAAAAGCATTTCAGGTTTTTAATAATAGTTCGACGACGCAGGTTGCAATAAGTTATACGGGAAGAATTGACGCAAACGAATATTTTGGAACATTTAAAGGAACTATTGATTCTGGTGTTGCGGTAAACAATGCAAATAAATTAAAAGTCACCACAAGTAGTTCCAATTCAGAATTTACAATTCCTTTTGTTGATAGTTCTGCGACAACTGGATCATACCAAGATTTTTTCATTGATAGTGATGTAGCGACTGCTTTAAGATTTAATGCAAGCACTGGACATTTTCAAGTTAATGGTACTGGAAAAGATTTACTTTCGATAAGAACAACTGCAAATGCTTCTAATCGTGGAATTGCGTTTCAAAACTCTGGAAATGCCTATGCTGCTATAATAAATGCTGAAAATCAAGGTAATGATTCTGTCGATTTAGTATTTCATGTAGATGATAGTAACAACGCAGATCCAGATTTAGTTGAAGAAAGGATGCGCCTTACCAAAGAGGGTAATCTTGGTATCGGAGATGCTACAACAAATCCAACTGAAAAACTTCATGTGCATACAGCAAGTGGTGAAGCAGTAATAATGGTTCAGGGTGCTACAGATTCAAAGTTAAGATTAACCGCAATTAACGGTGATAGTATTATCCAATTTGGTGATAGTGTTAGTGATCAAGCAGGGTTTTTCCAATACGATCATGGCACTGATGATTTAATTTATAATCGAGACGGTGAAAAACTTCGCATCACATCAACTGGTGATGTTGGTATCGGGTCTGATAGCACAGGTGGTGCTAGACTTAGAGTATATCAGGATGGAACTGATACATTATTACAGCAGTGGAGAGGTAGTCTAGGTTCAACTGCTGGTGAAAGAGCTTTCAATTTATATTCTCCAGCAACCGATACTACTAGTGATTACTATAGATTCCAAACAGGAAATGCAATTAAATTTCAAATTGATAGCATAGATGCATTATGTATTGATGATGGTGGTGAAGTTGGTATTGGAACTGATAGTCCAGAAGCAAAATTAGACGTTTATGCTAATAATGCAAGTGCTGGTGGTATTCTTCAAATTACGCAGGATGGAACTGGTGATGCAGCAATTGATTTCCAACTCAAGGGAACACGGGAATATACTTTAGGAATTGATAATAGTGATAGTGATAAATTTAAACTTTCAGGAAGTGCTGGACTTGATAGTGATACTCTACTCACTGTCACTAATGATGGTTTAGTTGGTGTTAACTATAGTACTCCAAGAGGTTTAGTAGATATCAGATCTCATGGTTCATCTGATCCTTACATACCATTGTATGTTACTGCACAAGCTGCTGCCACTTCAGGAGCAAATTCTGGTCTCACCACTGTGATGCTTGAATCTAATAATGCCAAAAGACCAGAATTGAGATTGAATAATATTCATAATGGAAACTGGCATGAATCTAATGGAAATACTCAACATTGGAGAATATTATGGACAGCATCTAATGAGAATTCCCAAACTCCTGAAACTGCTGAATTGAAACCTACCGTTGTTAATAATGCTGGTGGAGCTTTTAGTTACTTTAGAATCCGAGTTACAGATACAGTAAATGGATTAGCAGATAATATTAGACTAAGACATACTTATCAACAGTTTTATATAAATGGATCAAAAACTCTTGAAAATACCACAACTGGACTTGGTATTACTGAGAGTCTCTATCATATTGGTGATACAGATACTTTGATGCAATTTGAGGATAATACAATAAATTTTGATACTGCTGGTAGTGAAAGACTCCAAATTAATTCAACTGGTAATGTTCTTCCAGGTGCCAATGGTACACAAAATCTTGGATCTTCTAGTAAAAGGTGGAATATATTATATGCAAATGATGTTGACATAAGTGGTGATATTTCTTTATCAGGTGACATTAATGCAGATGATTTATATGTTTCTGGAATTGCAACTTTTGCTAACGATATACATGTTGCTGATGCCATAATACATCTTGGAGATACAGATACTCAAATAAATTTTGGCACTAATGAAATAAAATTTGATACTGCTGCTTCAGAAAGACTTCGCATCACATCAAATGGTGCTATTCAACTATCAGGTGGTGCAAACGGTCATCTACAGATCGATGATAATGGAGAGTTTGAAATTTTTGAATCAGACACCTCCCTTTCTATGAATAATTCATCGAAGATTGCGATGGATTTTGCTAGTAATGTTGCTAGACTTAGATCAAGTACAAATGGCACAGCAACAATAAGACCTCTTGGATTTTTTATGGGGGCAGTAGAAAAAGTTCGTATCACACCAGATGGTGACGTTGGTATTGGAACAACAAATCCAAACGCACTGTTAGGTGTAAATGTTGGTTCATCTGTAACTGCTTTCAACATTGAAGGTACTGAAGGTCAATTATTCTCGGTTACAAATAATTTATCATCAGGTTCGATATTTGCTGTAAATGATATCAGTGGAACTCCAAGCATAAATGTCGATGCAGATGGAACGATATCATTAGCACCATTTCTTGCAAGTGACAAAATCGGTATTGGAACTACTAATCCAACAAATAAGTTAGATGTAATTGGAGATGTCTTCGTCTCAAGTAAAGTTGGTATTAATAGCACTTCTCCAAGGGAAAAACTTGATGTCGCTGCTGGAAGAATTATCTTAGATGAAGGATATCAATTAACTTGGGCAAATGGAACAACAAATAGAGCAAGAATACATGGTGATAGTGGAAGTAATTTTATAATTGAAACTGGTTCATCTAATGCAGAAGTACTTCGTGCCAAATCTGATGGTAATGTTCATATAGGTGGTAAACTTGGAATTGGTGTCAACGCAGGAAGTCCAAGTTATCAATTACAAATACATGAATCTGTTAATACTGCATACGCAGCAAATGCAACAATTGCTCAATTAGCAGTCGGAAATGTTAACTCTTCTTCTGCTACAAATGCTGCTGGAATTCATCTATTTACAGATGGAAATGGAAGAGGTGTTGTTAACTTAAGTGCATTAAACAATTCAACAAATGCTTCTGCTGATTTTGTAATTCAGACAAGACATAATTCAACTCTAGCAGAAAGACTTCGCATCACATCGGATGGTTTTGTTGGAATTAATGAAGAATTAGTAGTAAATGGATTAACTATCAATAAGAGTGGTGATTATTCTCATTCTGATGGAAATACATATTATCAACCCGTTGGTAAATGGTTGAGTGCTTGGGGTCAAGCTAATTTAGATGACGGTGAAGATCATTGGGTAGGTTTTACTGGTAAATATGGTAATTCTAGTGCCTCTGTAAACATATCATTAGCACCAAATTTTAACAATACTTCTCAGCAAGCAGGTATGTATATTGCTGGTGAGGCCATAGATTCTGGAAATTCAGATTTCACTGTTGGTAAAATTGTATCTGGTAGTGCAACTGGTAAAGGAACCTCTGGTAATGTAAGAGCAACAAAATCTGAATTATTCCGCATTGCACGAACAGGTAATGTTGGTATCGGAAGCACAATTCCTACAGAAGCATTAGATGTTGCTGGTAATGTAGTCATAACGGGAACAATAAATGCAAGTTCATTTGTAGGACCTGTTACTGGTTCTGCATCTCAGATCACGGTAACTGACGAAACAACTGATACCACATGTTTCCCAGTATTTGTTGAAAATGCAGCATCAGCAGATCAAGAACCTCATACTTCAACTTCCTTTGAATACAACTCTTCATCTAAGGTTTTAATATCACAAATTTTCCAAGCAAGTGATGGTAACTCTCCTAACGTAGCATCGAGAGACAAATATCGACTTTGGAATAATAATGCATATGCTATAGGTTTTGATAATGGTATGACATTTGGTGGGTTAAATGACTACGCAACAACCTTCCAGATGAATAATCAAAATAATCGTGGTTGGGTGTTCTTAGATAACGCACATAGTGATGCACAAGGTGCAATGTCATTGACCACCAATGGTAAGATGGCACTTGCTCATTCTCTTCGTTTGGGTTACGGTGAAAGTGATACAACAACACCAGGTGCAACTTATCGTCTTGATGTCAGTGGAGATGCTGCCATAAACTCGACAAATAATCAAGCATTATATTTAAACAACACCAATACAAATGGTCAAACATCTATTGCTTTCCAAAGTGCAGGATCCACCAAATTTATTATAGGAAGTAACAAAGATAGTAATAGTGATCCAGATTTCTTTATCTTTGATGATACGAATGATAAACATAGATTTAACATTACAAAAGATGGTTTCGTTGGTATTAACACTGATAATCCTGGCGTAACCTTTGACGTACATGGAACTTCACAGGTAAGGGACGCATCAGGCAATCAAAATTTCATCGTATCTGATTCTTTATTTACAGTATCTCAATCAGTTTCTAATTGGAATAATTTAGATTATGACTCTTCTCCAATACTTGCTTGGGATTATAAAAACCCAACTGGGGACATGATGTATATGGCATCTGGTGGTAATACTGCAATTGCTAGTCAGATGGCATTGGTAATCTCTGATGGTCATGGATTTAAAGTTGGAAAATCAGGATATGATGGAACAGACTATGATGTGGATTCTTCTAATGAATATTTAAGAATCACCACTTCAGGTTCAGTAAACATCGGTGGTGATTATACTCAGACAACAAGAGAATTAAAGGTCACTGGTGATGCAGAGGTCACTGGAACATTATATGCAAACATTAGTGGATCCATCACACCAACTGGAAATGTAACCATAACTGGTAATCTACAAGTCGATGGAAATACGACATTAGGAAATGCAACTTCAGACACTCTTACTGTCAATGCATCTCCCACAATAATTAATGATGATGGACTTGTTATAGTAACAGATTCCAATGCTCCGACCAATGGTGCTCAAATTAAATTTAGTGATAATCAAAGTCAAAATTACATTCAACAAGGTCATATTAGATATAAACATCCTGATAATAGTGTAGCACCAGGATCAAATGATGGTTTTATAATCGGAGGAACTGAAAATCTTACAATTGTTAAAGTTGAAGGTCGTGTACTTGTAGATGAAAAGGTTGGTATCGGAACTAATACTGCATCTGACATTTTACATATTCACAGTTCAGCTCCAGGAATTCGTTTATCAGATAGTGGTAATTTAGGAGACAATAGTCCAAATCCAAGTCCATATGCTTTCGCATATTTTGATGCTAATGCTGCAAATGCGATTATTCACGCAGACAAAGGTAATGATGTTGCTGATAGTCGTGTTGCTTTTGCAGTTGATAATTCCGAAAAAATGCGTATTGAATCGGATGGTAAAGTCGGTATCGGAACTGTTGATCCACAACATCAACTTGATGTCTTTCAATTTACAAATACAAATAATAGTAATACTGGCACTACATTATTACGTTTAAACAATCATGTTGGATCATCAGCTAACAATGGAGATATCTTAGGTCTTAACGGACAAAGAAGTTACATTGATTTTAGATTTGTAGATACTAATGTAAACTTTATTCCACAGGTAAGAATTGGAGCTCAAGTTGGAGAAACTAGTGGTGCTGATGGTGGTATTCCAAATGAGGGATCTGGATCATTTGTTGTTTATACTTCTAAAGGATCTGGAAGTGCTGGAGCTGGTACTATAAGTGAAAAATTTAGAGTTGATCCAGATGGTAATGTTGGTATTATTCAAGCAGTACCAAATGCAAAATTACATATTGGACCTTTACAAGGTGATACAACACCTCATGTATATCTTGCTTCTGGAAATAATAATTGGGGAGCAGTAATCGATACACAGGATTATGGTGCAGGAAATGTTCCATTAAGAATATCTCTAAGAAACAGTGGAACTGATACTGAAAAAGTTCGCATCACACAAGCAGGACTAGTTGGTATCGGAACCACAAATCCAACAGCTACATTACATATTCACGATACAGATACTACTGGACCTGTTTTACATTTAAGGGGTGGAAGTGATAGTGAGGGTGATTTAACTGTTGAGGCTGGTGAACAATTACAAACAGGACATTGGGATGGTTCAACGTTCACAGAAAGACTAAGACTCACAGATAGTGGAACCATTAATATTGGTGGTGATTATACCCAGACAAATAGAATGGTTAAAATCACTGGTGATGCAGAGGTCACTGGAACTTTATATGCGAATATTAGTGGTAATATAACAGGAGCTGCCGATGAAATTAAAACTCAATCTAGAAGCACCAATGCAGATCATTATGTAACATTTGTTGACTCAAACAATAATAGTGCATCTGCAGAGAGTCTCTATACCGATGCTGGAATCAAATATAATCCAAGTACAAATAATTTGACCATTGATGGTGATATGACTGTTGGTGGTGTCTTAACATACGAAGATGTTACAAACGTAGATTCAATAGGAATTATAACTGCTCGTGCTGGTGCTGATATAAAGGGTGCACTACTTGATGTTCAATCAGGAATTATACATCTTTCGAAGCAAGGTGCAGCAAATAGGATCGAAATAGGTACAGGACAGAATGCAAATAATTATGCATATGTTGATTTAGTTGGTGATTCGACTTACACTGATTATGGACTGAGATTACTTAGAGGTAACACTGGTGAAAACGCAGACTCTAATTTATTTCATAGAGGAACAGGTGATTTACTCATTAAAACAATTGACGAGGGTGCTATAAAATTAAAAACAGATAATAGCACATCTAATGGAATTACAATTACATCAAATGGTAAAGTAGGTGTTAACAATAACAGTCCACAACAAGCTCTTCAAGTTGATGGATTTATATACCTAGGTCCTAATAACACTAGTAGTTTTGTACATGGTGGAGCAAGTGTAACTTACAGTGCTGATTCATCTATTTACTTTGTTGCAGATGCAAATGATACTGACGGAGTTGCTCCATCTGGGGAATTTATATGGGGTGGTGGATCGAATACAAACACCGATTCAAACCGAGACTTTACAGCAGCAGAATTTGGAAATGGTGGTAAACCAAGAAATGAATATTTAATTCTTGATGAAAATAGTCTAAGACCAGCAAGTAACAATGGTTTAGATTTAGGAACATCATCCCTTAAATTTAACGAAATATTTGCAACTACAGTAACTGCAGATAGTATTACTGGTACACTAGCATCACCAGGTAGTGATACTCAAGTTTTATTCAATGATGGTGGAACCAATGTGGGTGCAGATGCAGGGTTAACATTTAATAAAACAACAGATAAATTAACCGTTGGTGGTGATATTAAACTTGGTGGGACTTTAATTTTTGATGATACATCGGGTGGTGTTGAAAAAATAGATATTGACGGAGGTAATCTTGATCTTCATGCTGATGGGTTGATAAGATTCTTTGAAAGTGATAATGACAATTTGATGTTTACCTTTGATGTAAACACGACTAACGGTGATGCTCGAATTATTTTAGAGAATGATACGGATACTTATTTCAATCATCCAGCAGGTAATCAGTTAGGTTTTACCGCTGGTAACCAAGAGGTAATGAGAATTCAATCTACTGCATTAAATCTTAAAAAAGATGTTCGATATGGTGCCTCTGACAGTGCTCTTCGCACTTCACATATCTATGTTCGTGGAACTGGACTTAATAATAGCAACAACAGGATATGCACCATAAATGGTGTAGATCAAATAAGTGGTGCAAATAGTTCTAATATAGGACTTCACTTATTAATTTTTGATGCCGATGATTCTTTAACACTAGACTCTGGAACAACCTATAATACACATTCTGGTGGTACTACCGTTGTTAATAATCTAGCAACTGCCATAGGTAATATGGACAGAACCAAAATTGGAGTTCTAGTTAGTTGGGATGCATTTACTGATGATCTTAATGATACCCTTCGTACTGCAGCACAAAAAGTTGGATTGTTTAAATTAGCAGGAATGGGTGCTGGCACTCAAACAAGACAACCATATGCTGCGATATTTAGAGGAACAAGTGATGATACAAATGCAGAGATTAGTGATGCGATTGAAGTAGTACAATCAAATGATGCAGATGCTCCTAGTGCGACTATTTCGACTTTTATAACAGTTCAAGGAGACGGTGAAAATGCTTCAATCACGGGAGCGTACTCAGTTAGTGCGATTGTAGCTCCTGCAGGAACTTTCGAAACACCAGTTTTACAAGCTAAGTCATCAACTGATTCAGCATCAACCCTAAACATTAGAGCAGGAGTTCATCTTCTACCATCTGGATCTGCTTCAAACGGTACTGACACGAATGGTGTTGATCTCGGTGGAGGAAGTAATTATCTAAGACAAATATATGTTCGACAATTAAATGCTGATTCAATTGTTGGAACTGTATCAGGTTCAGCATCACAGGTAACATTAGCAGATGATACTTCTGATGTTGACGGATATATAACATTTTCAAATGGAGCAACAGGTAATCAAAGCATCAAGACAAATGCAAATTTAAGATATGACGCAGCTGATGGAATTTTAGAAGTAATAAAAACAGACGGTGGAATAAAATTTGGACCTGGTACTGCTGCAAATGATGATGCACATATTGAGTGGAAAGGTGGTAGTAATGCTGGATATTTAAGAATATCTACATCTGATGATTCTGATAGCGCTGGTACAAATGAATATATTGAAATTGGAGACTATGCTTCACAAAATAGAGGAGGAACCTTTACACAACACGTACGTATTGCTCGTAATGAATTTTTAGTTCGCACAGGATCAAACACAATCGCAACATCAGATCGTTTGAAAATTGATGAAAATGGACGATCACTTTTCACAGGAGATGTAACTGAAGTATTACGACTCTCTCAAGATGTTGATGCAGCAACTCAACAAGAATTTGGAATTGGATTTGCTGCTAATGCCACTCATACTCATCCAGCAGCTCAAATTACATATAAAGAATTTGATGCTTCAGATTCAAGAGGTAGTTTATTATTCTATACAAGAAATTCAAATAGTGATGCTGCACCAGATGAAAGACTTCGCATCACAAATGACGGAAAAGTTGGTATAAATGAACCAAGTCCAGATTCTCAACTTGTTGTAAGGGCAATAACTGATGATAATCCAAGTATCAAAATATATAGAAACTCTGGTGGTGGTGATGTTGGTACTCTTGCTTGGGGATCCAGTACTGGTGTTAATGCGAGAATCAATTGGAGAGGTGGTGGTGGAAATCTGGGATTACAATTCCATACCAGTGATAATGGTAATGATGGAACTGTAACAGAAAAACTTCGCATCACATCAACTGGACAAGTAAACATTGGTGGTGATTACGCACAAACATCTAAGAGATTAAAAGTCACGGGTGATGGAGAATTCACTGGAAATCTCACAGTTGGTGGACAGTTAACTTATCAAGACGTAACAAATATAGAATCAGTTGGTATCATCACTGCACCTGCATTTAGAGCTACTGGTGCAACATTTATCAATTCAACTGGAACAGAATCTGATCCAACTAATGTTGCATTTATGATGGAGAAGGGTGATTACATTTATACATTTGATGGTACGTCAGCTAAGAGAAGATTAATTGGAAAATCAAGTAATGAAATAATAGAGATTGGTCAATCTGGTACAGCATTAATTGATGAGATCAGAATGTCACCAGGTAATGCTGGTAAATTTACAGTTTATAATGATACTACAAAAAAATTCGAAATTACGAATGAGGGTATGGTAAGGATTGGAGAATCTTCTCCAATTGTTGTTGATGCCACTAATGAAGAAGCAGTATACCTCAAAGCTGATCTTCGAGATGCAAACGCAGATACTGTATATGGGATGAGACTGGACATTGATGATGATAATACAGGAACAGCAACTTCTGATAGAGAAAGAGGAAGTATATATTTAGATTTTGATGGTCTTAATTATGGTGGTGATACATCGAATGAATTAAGAGTTTATAATATATGGAATGATGTAGACATAAACGCTGACAATGATATTGTAAGAGGAATTTATAATGATGTTAATATTAATTATTCAACAGGACAGACATCTCAAGCAGTTGGAACATATAATTTACCAAGAATCACCAATGCTTCAACAGTCAGTAATATCTATGGAATGTATAATGATGTATACAGATATGGAGCTAATTGTACTGGAAGTACAAGTGGCATGTATGGTGCATTTGTTGTGTCAAGAAATATTAATGGTGCCACTGGAAGTGTAACCTCCATGTATGGAATCAGGGCTGAGTGTCGTATATCTGATGGTAATAGTGGTGGTACTTCCCCTAACTTGAATGCAAATACAAACGTTAATGTATCAAATGCCTATGCTGTTTATGCTCGAATGGAGAATGATAATTATACGAATACCAACATGGGAACAAGTGGCACGACAGCACTTTTCTATGGTACCTATGGTGGAGATGGAGGAACAAATGGATTAAACAATCCTTATGGGTTATACATCACCTCAGCTGCACCTGACAATTTTATTGGTGGTAATTTAGAAGTTGATGGTAATCTTGTCATAAATGGTACAATTACAGGTGATACAGGTGTTGCTAACATAGCAGTATCATATACAGGAAGAAGTGGAAGTTGTTCTACTCCAATCACTGTAACTGGAACAACTACAAAAACAATTAACATCCCAACTACAAGTAATGCTGATGGTCATAAGTATGTTCAAACTACTGAACCAACTGGAAGTTCAGTATGTGATGGTGATGTATGGTATGATACTAGCTCAAGTGGAACTGGTGGAGGAGTTACATTAGCAAATGCTACAGATACATCATATCGTAATATCACTTTTGCCGATAATTCATCAGCAACTGTATTAAAAATTAATGATGCTGGTAAACTTCAAGTCAGACCAAGTGACGGTAATCTTAAAGTCGAAGGTGACGTAATTGCATTTTCTACTTCTGATATAACTTTAAAGAAAAATATTTCTCCAATTAAAAATGCTCTTAAAAAAGTTAAATCACTTAGTGGTAATACATTTGAGTGGAATGAAAAATCACGTAATAAAGGTAAAGATGTTGGAGTAATTGCACAAGAAGTTGAAAAACTTGATTTACCTGGTGTTACAACCACTAGACAAGATGGAACAAAAGCGGTAAGATATGAGAAGTTAGTTCCACTTTTGATAGAAGCTATCAAAGAACTTAAAGATGAAATCAATGAAATGAAAGCTAACGCATCAGTATCTTAATAAATAAATTTACAAGAATGTAAGATTATGGGTTTAAACGTAAGAACAGGTGGGTCATGGGTCTCTGTAGCTGATGGAATAGCAGGTCCACCAGGACCAAATGGACCACCAGGACCAAATGGACCACCAGGACCAACAGGTGGGACTACGGGTGATGTAATTGAAGCAAATAAATTCTTCCAAAACCCAACAACTTTAAACGTAAATACCACGTTCCCTTCTACTGGTACAAAAAATGGTGGAGTATTTGGTCCTTATACGATTGCAACTGGTGTCACGTTGACTATAAGTTCTGGATCGACATTTACAATAATCTAATATATAATATAGGAAAAAACTAATTATGAGTACATTAAACGTAGCAAACATTCAAAGTGCTTCATCAGCACCACCAGTATTCAGAAATAGTTCAGGTACTGAAAGAGGACAACTTGCAAAAGCTTGGGTAAATTTTGATGGACAGTCTTCAGGAACAAATAAAACGATAAGAGCTAGCTTTAATGTTGATTCTGTAACAGATTTAGCAACTGGAAGATATAGAGTTAATTTTACAAACAACATGGCATCTAATGATGGATATGCTGTTGTTGGTGGATTAGGACAGTCGGGAACAAACGGTGATCATGGAGTACTCATGATAATGGATGGACATAATGCAAACGAAGATTTTATACTTGCAGCTAGTGTTACAGTTGAAACTCATCGAGGAACAAGTAGTAATCAGTTTATGGATAAGAAAAATGTCCATTTAGCAGTTTATGGGGATCAATAATTATGTCAATACTTAAAGTATCAACAATTCAAGATATTGATGGAAATAATTCATCAACTCCAGAACAAGTTGCATCAGGCAGGGCAAGGGTATGGGTTGAATTTTCGGGTCAGAATGAGGCCACGGAAATTGTTAGTTTTGGTGTAAGTAGTCTGGACAGAAGATCTAATGGAAACTACACAGTTAATTTTTCCTCTAATTTTAGTAACACAAATTATGCTGTTTTTGCATCTGCAGGAGCAAATATAGACACATATGATGATGGTTTACAAAATCAAGATAATGTTCCAATAATTTTAAATAAATTTGTGGACAAAGTTTACATTGGAATGGGTGATTTAGATGATGGTGCGGAAGATGACGTGGATCGTGTATCAGTTGTTATATTCGCATAATAAATAATTTAAATATAATAAAAAAATGGCAAACTCTGATAAAAGAATAATTTACACACAAGACAATGGTGTGGTTGCGGTTATAATACCAGCAGATAATTGCGATTTAACCGTTGAACAAATTCAAGCAAAAGATGTTCCACCAGGAAAAACATCATATATAGTAGACAAATCAGAAGTTCCTACTGATCGAAGTTTTAGGAACGCTTGGACTTATACACCTTAAAAATTATGGGATTCGGAATCGACATGGCGAAAGCCAAAGAAATTCACAAAACGAACATAAGAATTGCAAGAACATCAAAACTTGCAGAACTTGATATTGAATTTCAAAGAGCACTCGAAACTGGTGCTAGTACGACTGATATTGTTGCTAAGAAAAATGCATTAAGAGATGCTCCAGCTTCTGCTGGTATCGCAACTGCTACGAGTGCCACAGAGTTAAAACAACAATGGGATACAACCATTCTTGGTGAATCACCTTATAATGCATGATTTAATACAAGTCATAAAAATTCTTGAACCTCATGAAGTTAAAGAATTAAATAATTTTGTTGATAATTTTGAATTTAGCAAAAGTTCGGTAATGTTGCGAAGTCAAGGTAGTGACCTTGATGAAAATTACAGAAGTAGCACTGGATGTTTTTTAGATGAGAACCATGAAATTACTGTGAACTTTCATAGTAAAATAAATCAGGGTTTGGATGAGTATAAAAAACGTTTAGTAAACATTCATGAAATTTTTTCATACTATCCTATGATTGGTGGATATGATACTCATTCTTGGAGAGAGAGTATACAAGTTTTAGAGTATGAAAAAAATCAAGAGTATAAATTTCATCATGATGTTGCTAACCATAAAGAAAGGTATGAATTTCATAGAACAATATCAGTTATCGTTTATTTGACAAATGATTTTGAAGGAGGTGGAACTTTATTTCCACATATGAGATATAAACCAGAACCTGGTTATGCTTTGATATTCCCCTCAAATTGGTGTTATCCTCATGCTGGTGAACTTGTAACCGAAGGAATTAAGAGGGTTGCTGTAACTTGGTATTATGTTGAACCAAATTAACTCAAATTTGAATACATAAATAGAACATAGAATCATAGTAGAATCATTGTGTCATGCCACTGAATAAGTTAGATAATTTCCTAAAAAACGTAGAAGGTCGTATTCTTTATGTAAGTCCAAGTGATTTAGATGCAACTGATGCGATGTCAAATCAGGGTAATTCCCAGACAGCACCATTCAAAACTGTGCAGAGAGCACTGATTGAAGCAGCAAGATTTTCATACATTCAAGGAAACAATAATGATATAACAGAGAAAACAACAATATTGTTGATGCCTGGTGAGCATATCATTGATAACCGACCAGGATTTAGGATCCAAAAATCGGGTAATAATGCTCAAATTGTAAATCAATCAGGATCTGTTGTATCCACAGATACAATTAGTCTTAACTTAGAATCAGATTTTGATTTAAACAATAAAGATAATATATTACATAAGTTTAATAGTGTAGAAGGTGGTGTCATTGTTCCTCGTGGAACTTCTATTGTAGGTCTTGATTTAAGAAAAACAAAAATCATACCAAAATATGTTCCAAACCCCACAGATCCATCAGTTCCTAATTCTGCAATTTTTAGAATTACAGGTGCTTGTTATTTTTGGCAGTTCTCAATATTTGATGGTAAAGAAACTGAGTTAGTTTATACAGATAACACAACTTTTGATGGAGATAAATTATGCACACCAACTTTTTCACATCATAAGTTGACAGTATTTGAATATGCTGACGGTGTTAATAAAGATTTAACAACTTCTGGTATAACTGACTTGAATATGTATTATTATAAGCTTTCAATAGCTTATGGTACTGCGACAACAAATCGAAATATTATTGACAAGTTCCCTGCAAGCACTGATGGTTTTGCTGCAAGAAGACCAGAATTTGAGATTGTTGGTGCTTTTGCTGCAGATCCAATTAACATAACAAGTCTTAAATCTGGAGATGGTTCAAATGTATCTCCTGTTGTTACTGTAACTACGCAACAAGATCATAAGTTAGATGTTGGAACACCTATTAAAATTTCAGGAGTTGTTCCATTAGATTATAATGTTTCATCAAAAGTTACAGCTGTAAGTGTAACTAATCCAAAAGAATTTACATATACTCTTGAATCTGTCCCTGATGAATTGCCAGCAACTGCTACAAACGTAACTGGTGGAACTGTTACAGTAGAAACTGATACTGTTGGTGGTGCTTCACCATATATCTTTAACATATCACTAAGATCTGTTTATGGTATGAATGGTATGCACGCTGATGGTGCAAAAGCAACTGGTTTCCGTTCAATGGTTGTTGCACAGTTTACAGGTGTATCACTTCAGAAAGATGATCGTGCCTTTGTAAAATATAGTAAAACAGGTAGAAGTTACACTGGTCTTAGTATAGATCCAGCAGCATATGGTGAAACATTATCCTCTCAGTCATCTGCAGTCGATACTGACAAGGTATTTCATTTAGATTCTGATGCGATTTATAGGGATGGATGGCAAACAAGACATGTAAAAATATCAAATGATGCTGTATTACAAATTGTATCTGTATTTGCAATTGGATATGGTGTTCATTTTGAAGCACAGTCAGGTTCTGATGCTTCTATCACTAACTCAAACTCCAACTTTGGTCAATTAGCACTGGTATCTGATGGATTTAAGAAACATGCCTTTGAAAAAGATGACAGAGCATTTATAACACATATAATTCCACCAAAGGCAATAACAACTGCCGAAGAGGAGATAGATTGGATTTCAATTGATATCGACAAAACAAAACAAGTTGATACTGTTGAGGGTTATGGTGGTAAGAGATTATATCTTTTCGGATTTAATTCGGAAGATATTAAACCTCCATCTGTAACACAGGGATTCCGTGTTGGTGCAAAAATAGATGATGAATTATTTGTAAATATATCTGGTCAAGAACGATCTGCAAAGATCTTCATGGAAGAATTTGGAACAGGTAATCCATCTATAGTGAGTGTAAAAGAATCTAACATCAGTGAACCATCTGATGGTGTCTTTACCAGTTCTACAATACATAGATTATCAACTGGAGAGAAAGTAATCATTATTAGTGATAATGGTGATTTGCCAGAAAATTTATCTGAAAAGACAACATATTTCGCAATTCGTGAATCAGGAACTCAATTTAAACTTGCATCATCAAAAACAAATGCTGACAATGGAGAGTTTATAAACGTATATAAAGGTACAAATCTAAGAGTTTTAAGTCGTGTGAGTGACAGAGACTCAGGAGAACTTGGTCATCCAGTTGAATTTGACCCTTCTAGTGTATCAGTTACCAGAAACGGTGTCACAACAACAGAGACTGCTGGATGGTTTATAAACGTAGAGGGAAATAATTCAATATTTAACAGTATTTCTTCATTAACTGGTAGAACTGAACCTTCATATGTGAAGAGAAAATCTGACACAAGATCTCTTGATGATAAAATTTATAAAGTTAGACTTGCAATACCAAAGGAGATATCAAACTCAAAAAATCCAGAGAATGGATTTGTGATACAGGAATCGAGTTCAACTGGATTTACATCAGATAATGACTTTATAAAGGATGATACTCTTACAAGAGCTGACTTTGGATTCAAGAGAAATCCTAGATTTATAAGCAGTTGTACATATAATAGTGGCACTGGAGTAATTACTATTACTGCTGAAAAACCACATAATTTGGCAACGGGTGATTTAGTTTCAATAAAAAATGTTAAAGATGCTGGAACTGGTGGAAGTGCTCTTGGTGAGTTTGAAAAAGGATATAATGGAGAGTTCACTGTCACCAATATCGTTAATAATTTAACATTTGAGTATAAAACAACAAGAGATAATTTGGGTGCAAATGCGTCAAATAATTTTGATGTGAGAGATACGACTCTACCAAGATATGAGAGAACTGATCTAAAATCTAATATTTACTTGTTTAGAAATACGATTGTATCCGAGTACATTGATGGCACTCAAGATGGTGTGTATCAAGTATTTGCACTTAACTCTAGTAATTCCATTGAAGGTGAATATAGTAATTTAAATTATAGTCAGAATGTTGTTGACTTATATCCTCAATTGGATAGGGATAATATAAATGAAAATCCACAAGCATCGACATCTTTTGCTGTTAGATCTCCTTTAGGACAAGTTGTTACAAATGATCCATTAAAAAGTCTTACAAGAGAAACTAATGATAAATTAATGAGATCTATAGGTGTGGGTGCAAGTATATTTTCATACACAGACAGTGCATCTACAGGTATAGTATCATTTACCCATGAACATAATTTTGCAGGTATTACGACTGCTACTCTCACTGGTGGTGCGAATTATAATCCTTCGTCAGGAATTGCAACATATCATAATGTTAAAGTTTTCAACTCCACAACACAAAATGATAATAATTGGAACGGTACTTTAGCTAAAGTTATCGTAGATAATGGTGTTGTAAGTTCATTTGAGATAACTAATCCTGGTTCAGGATGGACAGCAGGAACTAATCCACCTAGTCGAGGTTATTTTGATACAACTCGAATTGGATCTGGTGATGGTGAGGCAAAAATAGATGGTTTAGCTGGAGCTGGACTAACCGCACCTAACATTGGAATTTCAAGTGATTTAGTTCTTCAATTTACTGGAATTGGAACACAACCCGATTCATATTTTAGATTGAAAGAGGTTACTGATAAGAAACAAATAGTTATTCACAAGTCTGCATCAGACACAAGTCTTCCATTACAAAATCAATATTGTTTCATTGTAAGTCCATCATCTAAGATAAGTGCCTCTGGTAATAATTATTCTGATGGTGTTAAAACTATCGTAACATCAGAACCTCATGGACTTGTTGCTGGAAATAAATTCCAAATAAACGATGCATCTAATGTTAATAAGGGATCATATATTGTTAAAACAAAAGTTAGTGTCACTTCATTCACATTTGAATCAACTTCTGATGTTAGTGTAGATAGTGGATTTGTACTCAAGCATGGATTGTCTGCGAATGATGGTATATCTGATCAAGGTCAAGAAAATCTTGCGATAAGGGGTGTTGATTTATTTGATATTGAACATGGAAAGTTACAAGTTGGAATGGGATCTTCAGATTCTGTCTGTCAATTAGACTTATCTACCACAAATAATTTATTACAAAGATTCCCATATGGATCATATATTTTGATTGATGAAGAAATAATGAGGGTGTCTAAAAATGCACTTGAAGGTATTGATGAAAATCAAATTCCAGTAATTCGTGGTATTTTTGGTACAGTTATTAAAGATCATGCGGTTGGTTCACTGGTCAAAAAGATAAAACCATTCCCAATACAATTTAACCGACCATCTATTCTTAGAGCATCAGGTCATACATTTGAATATCTTGGTTATGGTCCTGGTAACTATTCAACTGCACTTCCACAAGTTCAGGTCAAAACAATTTCTGAGAAGGAAGAGTTTTTATCACAGTCACAGGAAAGAGCAGGTGGTGCCGTTGTTTACACTGGAATGAACAACAAAGGTGATTTCTACATTGGAAACCAGAAGAAATCTGCACTCACAGGTGAGGAGACATCTTTCGATACTCCAATACCATCAGTTACAGGTGAAAATCCTGGTAGATTGAGTGTTGTGTTTGATGAAGCAACAATTAAAGAAAGACTTGTAGTTGAAGGTGGTAAATCCAAAACATCACTATCTGAATTTGATGGTCCTGTTACATTTAATAATGAAGTTCAGATCAAAGAAAGTTCACTCAAAATTAAATCAACCACAGATTCAACTTCATCCATCACAGGATCTCTTGTTGTATCTGGGGGAGTTGGCATTGGTAAAACTGTTAATCTTCCTGATGATGCTGCAATAAAATTTGGTAATTCAGGAGATTTACAAATACTTCATAACGGAAACGACAGTTTTATTGAAGATACTGGAACAGGAGCACTTAAATTAAAGGGAAGTTCTATTGAGTTAATTCATGGGGCAACCAAGCATTTTGAAACCATTTCCACTGGTGCCACAGTAACGGGTGACATGTATGCCACTAACTTCTATGGTAATGGTGGTACATTAGATGGTATTGATAATAATAAAATAGTTGATACTAATATTGTTACAAGAGCAGAAGCAACGACATCTGGTGTTATAATCACTGGAATTACTACTGTTAATGGTAATATACAACTCACTGCTGCAACCCCAGAAATAGAATTGAATGATGGAGGTCCAAGATTTAGAGTTCCATCTGCAAATACACTCAGTATTCATACTGGTGGTGGACTTGCTAACACAGATAATGAAAAGATGCGTATTGATTCATCTGGTGTTCAAGTTTTATTTAATGACACCGCAGCTCTTGATGTTCAAAGCACACTTGTAAAAATTGGTGATCCAACTGAAGCTGATGTTACATTGCAAGTTACGGGTGATATAGTTGCTTTCTCTAGTTCTGATAGAAACTTAAAAGAAAATATCTCACCCATAGCAAAAGCACTTGAAAAAGTTAACTCTATAAATGGAGTAACATTTACTAAAAAATCTGATGGAACTCCACTCACAGGAGTTATCGCACAAGAAATTGATGCACTTGGTTTACCAGGCATCACAACTACAAGAAGTAGTGGGTATATGGCAGTGGACTATGAGAAATTGGTTCCACTTCTAATTGAAGCTATTAAAGAGTTATCCACAAAGGTCGATGTTCTTGAAAACAACATAAATAATTAAAAAAAGAAGTAATGTCTAATTATAACAAATCATACAATTTTACGAACGGACTACAGGTAGATGACAGCAATTTTGTTGTCACCGCAAACGGATTGGTTGGTATCGGAACCACGGTGCCTCAAAAAACTTTGGACGTTCGAGGAAATACACAAATAAACGGTGGATTGACTGCAACTGATTTAAATATTACTGGCATAGTAACTGTTGGTGCTGGAATCACACTTGATGCTACGAGTGGAATTATAACTGCAACTAAATTTGTTGGAGATGCTTCTAGTTTGACAAATATTGTTGCAATATCCACAGTTGGTTTGATAGCAAATGCTGGATCTTTATCAACAACTGCAAAACTTGGTATTGGATCTATAACACCAACAAAACAATTAGATGTTATAGGAGACTCAGAATTTAATGGTGATGTAAATATATCTGGTATATTAACCACAGGAGAAGGAGTTAGAATTATCTCTGGTGGAATAAATGCAGTTGGTGTTGTGACTGCTACATCATTAGTGATAGATGATTACATATATCATGCAGGAGATACGAATACATCTTTTGGATTTGAGTCTAACGATACATTTAGAGTAACTACAAATGGGTCTGACAAGTTTCAGATAAACAGTTCAGGACATTTAATTCTCTCAGATGATCAAGATACTTACATTCATCATCCCTCTGGGGGTATAATATCAGTTGTAACTGGTGGTAGTGAAAGATTTAGTGTCTCTGGTACTGGTGTTACAGTAACTGGAGAAATAAGTGCAACAGGTGCTATAAGAGGTACATCTTTTTCTGGAAACGGTGGTGTACCCGCAGACTTTTCAAATGGGTTGATTGCAACAGCATCCACATTCACTGATGATGTTGAGTTTCATGGTGTCAGTGGAATTACATCAATAAGTTTTGATAAGTCAGATAATTCTCTCAAGTTTGTTGATGATGCAAAATTAAAATTTGGTAGTACCGATGGTCTTGAGATTTATCATAGTCAAAATTTAGCAGGTACTAATGATAGCTACATAGATTCTTCAGCAAGAAATCTTTATGTAAGATTGAATACAGGACCAGACAATGGTGGAAATATTGCACTACAGGCAAAAAAAGATGAGCATGGTGTTTTAATTGAAGATGATGCTGGTGTAAAATTATATTTTAATGGTGATCTTCAATTGGAAACAATTGGAGCAGGTGCATCGGTTTATAATGAATTAAAAGTTGCAAGTTTTAATGGTGGCATATCTGGTTTATCATCACACTTTGGATCACTTCGATATGGAGGAACTGGTGGTGCCCCATACAGTACAAGAAGGTCACTAGATTTAACTAACACTGATAGTGGAAATATTAATTTCTATCTTAATGCAAATAATTTATCAGTACCAGTAGATGGTAGTGATTTCCATTGGCATAAGGGTATTAATAATTCTACATTAATGACACTTACAGGCATTGGAGGCTCATTAGGTATAGGAATCACAACTCCTGCCACTCCACTTCATGTTCTTGGTGCTGCCACCATAAGTGGTAATGTTGTATTAGGTGGAGATTTAGATGTTACTGGAAATGCTGCCTTAAATGTCATTGGTCAAGTTACAGGAAATTTGACTGGAAATGTGTTCGCAAATTCAGGTGTATCAACATTTAAGAGACTAGATTTAGATACTTCAGTTTACTATGAATTTGGTCAATTATCTGCTGCAGCAGTTGGTATTGGTACCACAATGGGTACTTTTCAATTAGCTGTAAATGATGATGCCGATAAAAAATTCTTTATCACTGATGGTGGAAGTGTTGGTATAAGAACTGATGACAATTTTGGAAATGAATTATATGTTAGTGGAGACGTAGTTCTAAGAGAAGCACTTGGTGTTGGAACAACTCAACCGAATTCGGTTGTTGATTTCTCTAATGCTGGACAAGGACTTACAGGTGCTAAACAGAATAGAATGTTTATGGTTCCTCCAAAGGTTGGTGCTGCACAGACAGCAGCATTAGTAAGTCTTGTTGCAGGTGCGATGATATATAATACAGATTTAAATAAACTTCAAGTTTATAATGGAAATAATTGGGAAACAGTAACTAGTGTTGAGGCATAACAGTAATGACAATTAAAGCATCTGGATCTTCATTATCATTTTCAGAAATAGAGGCAGAATTTGGTTCTAATCCAGGCAGGACTCTTGGAAAATATCGAAGCACAGATCCCGCATTTACAAATGAAACTTTAGGAGAATTAACAAATTTACCATTAGATACTGGTATACCTGCGTCTGGTGAAATAAAATTCAGTGATTTCTATAGTAAAAAATTGAATATGGTAGTTGATTATTATGATGATACTGGTTCAAGTGGTGGTGAGGCTAATAATGTTTTGAATCGACAAGATGATGGTGCAAATACCATGGCAGCGACTTGGAGATATAATAATCAATCCTCAAGAGTTAAAGTTGTTGGTGGTTATAGGAGTAGACCAACTGGGAGTGTATCTGGATATTCATTAACATCATCATCTTGGCAGGGTGGTAAAAAAGTATTCATCCATGTAAATAAAGAGATAGGTAGTGCAAAAGCTGGATCAAACTCTGATCGAAATAAAGTTGCATTGAGAACTGGAAACTGGCCATCAGGAACAACTTTACAAATAGATATTGGATCCTCTGGTAGAATTCAAGGTGCTGGTGGTAATGGAAGACAAGGAGCAACCAATAGTGGTACACCGAGTCAAGCATTTACAGGTACAAGTGGTTTAGGTATTGAGTATCCAGCACAAATTAATAATAGTGGAACTATAAGATGTGGATACGGTGGTGGTGGAGGAGGAGCAGGTTCTTGGTCTAATCCTAACAAAAACCCCAGAGACTTTGGTAGGTCTGGTGGCGGTGGTGGCGGTGGAGCTGGCATCCCTGTTGGATTTGGTGGTGCTGAAAATGCTGGTGGATATGGAAATTGTGGTAAAGGAAAGGACTTATCTGACCAAGCTGGAAGAGGAAAAGC